ATCAGCAAGAACGTGAAGAGTTTATTCGGGGTGTGTTTGGATTCCGCCCTCAAGAAAAACGTCCCGCTATCGCATCGCTAATTGCAGGTACAACCGCAGCCTATCTTGCAGGGGCTGTCTACGTTGGAGCAAAGGCAAAAGCGAAGGCGAAGAAAAAGAAGTGACCTACTTAAAAAAAGCCAGAGAATCTTTAAACAAAGCCAGTATGGAGACTACTCGCTTTATGGGTGCTCACCTACGCTCAGAGGCCAGAGCATCAGGCTGGCCAGATAATATTGTTAGAAGCCTTCATGTTCGTCACTCTGATGGCGCCTTTACTATTCATGGCAATCCAGATCACAAGGCAGAGATTTTAAATCTTGAGTATGGAACTCCAAATAGAAACCCATCTGCTGCAATGCGCCGCTTTAATAACCGTCAGCATGAGGCTGAGAAGTTCTTAGTGGCTCGTACTATGCGCCACATGGATGGCTACCTATGACCTTCTTATTAGATGAAGATTAAGCACTTCGTAATCTCTTAAAGGAGATGACCGTAACAGATCAGAAGGCTTCCTCTGCTACCGTCAAAACAATTACTAATAAGGCATTGCTTTCTAACGTAGTAACTATTACCACATCAACACCGCATGAGTTTGAGGTCGGCGATACTGTAACTATTGCTGGAGCATCTACTCCCTTTAATGGCACATACAACATTACTTTAATACCAAGTGATACTACTTTTAAATATGAAAAGACCAATGCCAATATTGCTAGTGTTGCATCAGGTGGAACTGCTACTCCAGGAACTACCCGAAAGGTAGGAGTCTGGTTTGGACAACCTGATCAAGAAATTAGAGCACAGTCTTATCCATATATTACTATTGATATGATTGATATTGCTGAAGATTTTTCCCGTGCCATGAGAGGCAAGGTAAAGCCAGCGTACTTAACTAACCCATCTATTATTGGAGACAGTACTGCTTTTGATGCTGATGAACATGATTGGGAAATTAACTATCCAATTCCTGTAAACATTGATTATCAAGTTACTACCTACTCTCGTCAACCACGTCATGACCGACAAATTTTGTCGCAATTACTTTACTCAAAACTTCCCCTGAGGTTTGCTGTCCTAGATACAGGACCAAACACTGTATTCGGCACTACTCGCCGCTTAGATGTTCTGGATATCTCTAAGAGAGACATTACAGAACAAGGACGAAGATTATTCGTAAATGCAATAACAGTCCGTGTCTCAAGTGAGATTGCGGCTGAAACATACAAACAGATGTACAAAGTGTTGCAAGTTAACGTCACAGGTACAACTGGAAGTCAGATCATAGATCGCTCTCAGTTCACTACCATCGATTCGTACACTCAATCGGCACCATAAGGTCCCTCCCCCCAAACTAGTTAGGAGAAAAAATGGCTTATAGCCGCCCAGGTGTTTACATCAGTGAACGCCTATTACCACCAGTACTCCCAAGTGGAGTTACTGCAAATGCTGCTGGCGCAGTTGTTGCACCTTTTGCACAAGGCCCAGAAACAGTAACGCTTGTTAACTCTTGGTATGAATTTACTAAGTACTTTGGAGGCTACAACGCTTCTTTCCCAGCCACCTTCCAAGTTGGCTCATTCTTTGCAAATGGTGGACGTGAACTATATGTTCAACGCCTACTTGCCGCTAACGCTGTGGCAGCATCTAGAAACTTAACCGATAGTGGCAACGCAACTGCTGCAACCGTTACATCTAAGAATGCTGGAACAGATGGAAACAACCTTCGTGTTGTTCTTACTGCAGGTTCTGTAGCAGGAACTTACACCCTAACTCTTTACAAGGAGTCTGGTGTTGCTAATGATATTAGTGATGATATTTTATTAGAGAGATATGAAAATATTGTCTTTGATGATTCAGCATCAAGTGATTATGCACCAACTGTAATCAATATCGTTTCACCAAACATTACAGTATCTGTTGCTGGTGGATATGCGGGTGCTTCTATTACTTTAGCAACCTACCCACTAACAAGTGGTTCAAATGGAACTGCTACAGCATCTACTGATTACACCGCCTACAAGGGTGGTTCTTCAGTGTTTGAGAGATTTACATCTCTTGATCGCCCACTAGTGTTATTCCTCCCTGTTGCAAATGCGTTAGCATCTGGAACTGTAGGGGTATTTGATGACGCAACATCTTGGGCAGAAGCAAATAATGGCTTTGTTGTAATTGGAACTGATCCAGATTTAACAGTAGCAAATGCTGTTTCTTTTGCTGGCTCTCTTACTGATACAAGCAATGCTGCTGTCTACTATCCAAATATCTTTATTTCAGATCCACTAGGACGTAGTTCTGGAGCACTTCGTAAGATTGAACCTACGGGTGCAGTAGTAGGTCTTTATCTATCAACCGATGCAAGCCGTGGTGTATTCAAGGCACCTGCTGGAATTTCAACCCCAGTGCTAGGCATTGTGTCTGTAGAAAAGACTTTTACATCTACAGAGTTAGACACAATGAATGCAAGCACATCCCCAGTAAATCCAATTCGCCAAATTCCTGGTGCTGGACTTTCTGTAATGGGTGCTCGTACATTAAAGCAAGATGGAACTGCAAACAAGTATGTAAACATGCGTCGTTCTTTAATTTATATTCGCAAGAATTTAAAGAACTTAACAGAGTTTGCACTATTTGAAAACAATGACGAAAGATTGTGGGCCCGTATTAATACTAATATCGGTTCCTTCTTAAGTGAGTACCGCAACCAAGGTGGCCTTCGTGGAGCAACTCAAGCACAGGCATACTTTGTAAAGTGCGATGCAGAGAACAACTCAGATGCAGATATTGCAAATGGCGAAGTTCACATTCAAGTTGGTGTTGCTCTTCAATACCCAGCAGAGTTCATCGTCATCGATCTCAGCCAAAAGACGCTGAACTAACCCGAAGGAGATAATAAATAAATGCCTACAATCATTAATAATAGATCAAGTTTAATAACTGATCCATTACGTAACTTTAGATTTTTAGTTACGTTTAAACCGATTCCAACAGCAAGTACTGCAACTACAAACTTGGCCGCAGCAACTACCTTTGGGTTCACTTCAATCTCTGGAATGGCGGTAACAACCGACTCTATTCCTTACCGTGAAGGTGGATATAACACCACTGTTCACCAGATTCCAGGGCAAACAACCTTTGCTCCTATTACACTACAACGTGGTGTAATTCTTGGAACTAATCAAAACTATGAATGGATGCGAAACTTATTTGCTACAGTTCAAGGCGGAGGAACCACTCGTGGTAAAGAACAAAACTTCCGTTGTAACTTAGAGATTAAAGTACTATCTCATCCAATTCCATCAGCAGGTGAAACTCCTCAAAACAACCCATCAGCAACAGATCACGTAGCAATGCGTATTGAGGTCTATAACTGCTGGCCAACCGCTGTAGCATACTCAGACCTAAACGCTGGCGATAATGCTTTACTTGTTGAACAGATGACATTAGTCCACGAGGGCTTTAACATCAACTGGGCAGCATCTCTAGCAACAAGCGCAGCAGAGTTCACCGCATAATCTAACAAAGGATAACAATGACGAACACCATTAGTGCAGCGGTTAATCCCGCATTAGCAAATCAAATGTTAAACAAGGCGTTAACTGAAACGCCAAAAGAAAGAACGCCCGAGATAGTATCTCCTTCAGATACAACTGTTGAACTTCCTGGCGGCTATATAAATGCCGCTGGGGAGGTCATCAGAACTGCAGAGGTTCGTGAACTAACGGGTAAAGATGAAGAAGTTATTTCTAAAACTAATAACTTAGGTAAAGCAATCTTGGCTATCTTGCAATTAGGGACAGTTAAAATTGGCAATGAGCCAGCAACCGACAAAATACTTGATGAACTATTAGTTGGTGACAGAGATGCAATCTTGCTTGGAATTATTAAAGCCACCTTTGGAAATACTGCAAAACTTCCAATTTTTTCAGATGGCGAACAGAAATTTGTTGAGATTGATCTCAACACAGATATCAAGACTAAGGTTCTTGCAGACCCTATAAATGAACGCATGTTTACTGTAAAAGGCAAGTCCGTTGAGTACACAGTAAAATTGCCTAATGGAGTTGTTCAAAGAGAGATGATTAACAATGCAGGTAAAACTCCTGCCGAATTAAGCACTCTTGTTCTTGAAAACACTCTAGTACGTATAGGAGAGAATCCTGTATATAGCAAGGCGCAAGTGCAAGCACTTAGCGTTGTTGATCGTAGAACTATTATTGAAGAGATAAACAAACGAGCCCCTGGTCCACAATTTGAAGACATAGTTGTTACGGACCCCGATACAGGAAGTGAGGTAACGGTTCCTATTAATTTAGGCACCTTATTTCAGTTCTAATGTAGTTAGTTACGCCAGACTATTCTCTGAGTGGTCTGCGTTATCTGAATACTATGACGGATGGTCTTTATCTGAGATAAAAGGTTTATCTCGGAGAGAAAGAAGCAACTGGCTAGAGGTTGCTCAAATGCGATATGAAAGGATGAGTAATGGCTAAAGATCCCTTATCGCAAATTTCCAATGTAAACGCTGGTCTAGATCAGACAATTAAAAAAGTTACTACGCTTGAATCTCTTTCTAGAAAATTAGGTGGCATTGCCACAAGTGCCTTAGGTCAAGTTACTAGAATGCTTATGCCAAGTGTTGGCATGGGTCCTGGAATGGGACTTGGAACTGCCAACGCTCAGTTTAGTAATGGCGCAGGTGGTACACCTGCAGGTAGCGCAACTAATGCAATGCCTTGGATTTATTCAAAGCCAGGTGCTGCGGGAGTTGCGGGAGTTCAACTTGGTCTAGGTATTGCTGGCGGTATGTACAACGCAATGCCAGATCTTGGCATGACTATCTCTCGTGCTACTGGCTTCTTCCAGAGTTCACTTCGTACTGGCGGAGGAATGAATCGTGCTGGAGTTGCTGCCTCAACATTTAGTGCACTAGGTGGTGGCATTACTGGTTTAGGAGAAGATGCTGCGGCTACAGCAATGCTATCTCAAGGATTTAATTTTATGCCAGGAACATCATCATTTAACAGGATGATGCGAGAGGTAGGCGGTGCTGCACGTTACTTTGGTATGCCAAATGCAACAGCGGCTGCAGCGATTGGCGGTCTACGTACAGGACAAATGGGGGCGCAACTTTATCAATTTGGTATAAATACAACTGATCCAACTACAGGGCAACCTGTTTCCACTGAACAAATTGTTAATCAACTTTATAACCGAATGACAATGGGTGGAAGAATAAACCCAACAGCAGAACAGATGGCTACAAATTTACGTGCAGGTTTTGGTTCCGTAGATATGCAAATGTTCTCTGCAGAACAACGAGCCCTTATAGAGCCAATGCTTATAAGTAGGGCTGCTGGTAAACCGTTAGGCGATTTAGGAAACTTACCATTTAATCCTGACAACCCACAAATTGCACAGATGAAACTTGCTACATCTATGTCGTCATTAATGGAGCGTGGTACAGAGCCAATGATTGCTGGCTTTGAATCTGCAGCAAGTGCAGCGGCTGCATTAAATACACAGTTAGAAAAACTTCCTGACGGATTCTTTAGAGCAAGAGGATTTGTGCAAGGACTTTCAAATACAAATGCTGGATCCGCAATTAGCGGCGTTGTTTCAGGAATCGCTGGAGCAGCGGGTACTTTGTTAGTAGCAAAAGGTGTTAGAACTATGTTGGGAGGAGCAGCCGCTAAGGCTGGTGCTGCTGCACTTGCAGGCGGTGGTGCGACTTCTGTTATATCTCCAGCAGTTGCATCTGCGATTGCTGGAGGTGGTGCTACTACGGCTGCAACTACCGCTGCTAAGGTTGGATTAACAGGATTAGGAAAAGCAGTTCCTATTATTGGTGGTGCTGTTTCAGGATTTGGTAGTGGTGGTATGGGATCATTTTTGGCTAGTGTTGGAACCTCAGCAGCAGTTGGTGCAGCATTTGGTGGGCCAATTGGAGCACTTACTGCTGGTGGATTAACTGCTCTTGGATTTCTTGGTGCTAAAGCAGTAAAGAGTATGTTTGGAACACCTGCGAATGCGGCACAAACTTCACAAACAGGAACCCAGATGACTGCTGGCATGGATCCTCAGTTAATGCAAACTCTACAAAACGCTGGATTTAGAGGAGAGTCATTAAATACTGCATATGGAATTGTAAAGGCTGAATCAGGTGGAAGAGCAAATGCGTACAACCCAACTGGCATGGATGACTCTTATGGACTATTTCAAATTAATATGGAAAATAATGATCCAAGAAATCCTGGTATGGGAACTAAACGCAATCAGGCATATCTAAAGAAGTACGCATCTATTGGCTACACAGGACCAGAAAGTTTAAAAGATCCATACATCAATGCACGAATTGCATATGACATTTCTAAAGGCGGAACAAATTTTAGACCATGGACTACATATACTAGCGGTAAATATTTACAGCATACTAGTGGGGTTACCTCTACAAATGTTGGTAACAAGACAGTAAATATAACTGTCAGTTTAGCAAATGCTTCAACGGCAGAGGCTAACCGATTGGCTAAACAGGTAAAAGAAATTTTGTTAAAGGATAAAGATCTTCAAGAAGTGGGAGGTAAATAATGCCTGGAGAGAATAGTAATCCATACAGATACACAAAAACTGTTGATCAAATTATTGAAGAACGAACTGATGCTAAAAGAAAGGCTGAAAATGCACGTATTAAGGCTGCGGCCGATAAACAAGCGGCTGAAAATAAAGCAAAAAAATCAAAACAAATATCTGCCGTTTCACAAGAATTAACAAGAATTAGAGGTTTTCAAATTGCTTTAGAAAAAGAAATTACAGTAGCAGAGGCAACCCTTAAAGCAGCCGTTGGTGGTGATGCAATTGATGCCGCTATTTTAGCCCTCAATGGGTTGCGACAAAGACGTTCTAATTTAAAAACTAGAGAAGTAAATGCTGTCAACCAATTAAAGACTCTTGTTGATCAAGTTGATCAAACAAGAACTGCCCAAATTAATATTTCTATTAAAGAATCAGGTTTTAAAAAAGAAGATGCAAAGAAAAAGGGTGGAAAAGTAAAGCCTGCTGAAGGTGACGAAAAACCAAAACCACCACCGCAACAAATTTTTACTGGATATAAATACAATGCTCCGATGGTTAGGTCAGAGTACTTTACGGACAGATCACCACAGACAAAGACCACTGTGCGTGGAGTTTCTGGTGCTGGAAACTTTTCTGATGCTAGAGACATGTTTTCAGGCACAGGAGTTGCAAAAGGCACTATGCAAATGCCCTTTGATCTTACAAAGAGTGCGGCATGGAAAAATAAAACAGGAATATATAAAGAAGATCCAACAATGTATGGCTTTAAATTTTTATACAATCCAACTGAAGTAAGTATGGGTTGGGGAATGTTAGAGTCGGTAGATCCAAACGTTATTAGAAGTGGAGCAGCGGGAGGATTAGCCCCCGTTACTGGTGTTGGTTTATCTACAATTGATTTTACACTATTGTTAAACAGAATTAGTGACATGAATTTTTTAGATGAAAATGGATTAACACCAGGAGAAAACAATCCTTATCCAGGTTTTGATGACAAAAGTAGAGTAGAAGATTTAAAAACAATTTATAAAAAAGGAACTATGTATGATCTTGAATACTTGTTTAAAGTATTAAATGGACCAAGTGCTACTCATCAAACTATTTTAAATGGGCAGAGTGCTGACTGGGGATTCTTAATTGGAACCCAAGTAGAGTTATTTCTTGGAGACGGCTTACGATATTTAGTTAGAGTAAACGGAATAAATGTTAACCACACAATCTTTAATGATCGAATGGTTCCTGTTATTTCACAAGTATCTATTTCATGTGGAAGATACAACGATGTTGGATTACCCGCTAGTGATGCTAGGAGTCAAGAATGATTTTTTTAGATAGCAGATATGTTGATGGAACTTTATTTAAGGCTTGGCACGCTGGTAAACAAGAATACCATTTAACAGTATTTAGAAATTATCCAACAACCTTACTTGGTTACTTTACCTATGAGTGGGTTGAAACTGACCGCTTAGATTTATTGGCTAAAAAATTTTTAGGCAACTCTTCTTTATGGTGGAAAATACTGGATATAAATCCAGAGATTATAAATCCTCAAGACATCTCTGCTGGTACTCAACTTAGGATTCCAAATGCGTAATACAGGAACTCAGAGCAGACTTAGTAGTTATTACAGGGTTTCTTATCCCGACTTTCCATCTATTGAAATACAACCAAACGAAGTTGTCTTGCATCAAGAGATGGGTAAGCACGACATCCTTGAACTACGGTACACACTCTTAACTCCTTTTATTCTTAAAGCGTTAAAAACTGGAACTCCAATTCAACTTACTTGGAAAAACGATAAAGTATCTGGAAATTTTTTTGGCTACACAACAATTGTATCTCTACCTATTAAATATCAAGATTATCAAGAGACAAAAATTCAGTGTGTGGGAACCTCTTACCCTTTAAAAGAGTCCAGTTTTAAAGTTTGGACTAATAAAACGGCTTCTCAAATAGCCATTGAACTTGCTAAAAAAGCAAAACTAAAGCCAATGGTTACTCCACATAAAACAATTTTTACTCAACAATCTTTGTCTGGAAAATCTTACTGGGAAAAATTAAACGAACTTGCGGAAACAATCGGTTATGGAATGCAAGTCTCTGGCACTGAACTACACTTTCATCCAATTGATAAGATGATTAATCAATTTATGACAACAATTCCCGTTCTATATTCAGATAACTCTTTTGTCTCTCCATTTAATAACTTTAATGCGCCAACGTTAGATGCGTTTGAGGCTCATATTGGTGACTATCTTGAGACCTCTGGTGAATTAAAAAGAAGTACAAACGTAGTTACGGGTGTTGATCCCGTGACTGGAAAGGTCTATTCATCAACAACCTCGCCAAACAAAGTTGGAAAATCAATACGAACAACTACTAAAGATCCGTTATTTATAAAAAATAGAACAAACACTGTGGTAAATAGCAGCGCCATGGCCAAGACACTGTCCGAAGCGGTCTCTCATTTAGGAAGGTTATCTATTCCAGGAAAAGGTAAAGCGCAAGGGGATCCAAGAATTGCTCCTTGGAGAACCGTTGAGGTTCAAGGAACTCAGGGTGGGGGAGATGGCTTCTGGGTTATAAAGAAAGCAATTCATTCTCTTTATATTTCTGGAGAGTACGAGGTGGAGTTTGAATGTCGTACAGACGGTGTGGGAGGTAATAAGCCAAGTGCTTTTAGACCATCCTCTGCTGGCACTGTTCCATACAGAAATATACAAAATGATATGATAGGTAATTCAAAAAATAAACCAAGTGTGACTACGTTGAACTCTAGTAAGACTTTAGTTTCGCAAGGATCATCGGGTTATAAAACAACCCCTAGAAAATGGAGAGGTAACTAATGGCTCAGAAAGCAATTGCACTTCCCTTTTCTATTGATCCTTATGGAAAGGTAAGTTCAACCCAATCTCAATCTAAAATATGGTCTGATCGAGTTAAATCTGTTTTAGGCACCTCTTTGAGAGAAAGAGTAATGCGACCAAATTTTGGAACTTTAATTCCTTATACTTTGTTTAATTCAGAAACTGAAGCAACTGCTCAAATTCAATCAGAGGTTGAAAAAGCCTTTGCTCAACAGTTAGACCTATTAACTCTTCAACAAACAATTGTAACAAGTGATATTTACACAAGTACTTTGACTGTTGAAGTTATTTACGGGTTACCAAACGATGAGGTTACTAGCACACTCATTGGCTTGGTCTTCTCTCAAGGTGCTAACCCAATCTACGAGGAGTTGCTATGACCGTTGCGCCCGCATCGAATATCCCTATTTCAATTGATTACACAGGAAGAGACTACTATTCACTTCGTGAAGAGTTAATTGCCAGAATTCAAGATCGTATACCTGAATGGAATGCCTCTGATCCAGCAGATTTTGGTGTCGCCTTAGTAGAAGCCTTTGCATATATGGGAGACTTAGTCTCGTATTATATTGATCGAGTTGCTAATGAGTCTTACATTAGAACTGCAACTCAACGAGAGAGTTTATTAAACATTGCCTTAACCTATGGATACACTCCAGCAGGTTATAGAAATGCAACAGTAGATTTAGTTTTTACTAACTCATCTGAAGAAAGTGTCACCATACCTGCAGGCACAGTTGTAAGTGGTCAAGTAGTTATAGACGACACTGTTGAAACAATTTACTTTACAACTGTTGCGGAGGCTGTAGTAGATGCAATTGATGGAGAAACTCCTGGCGACTATACCGTCGGTGCTTTTGAAGGCCGTTCTGTAACACTGGTTGCTGATGACACCAATATATACGGAGAGTTAATTGGCACCTCAACGGGAACTCCAGCAATGCGGTTTGTTCTTGGAGAATCACCTGTCGTTGATGGTTCTGTAGAGGTATATGTTCAAGATGGAGATTTATTCTCTAAGTGGACGCAAGTTGAACATCTAATTGATTACTCAACAAATGACTTAGTTTATTCTTTATTTATTGATGATAACAATCTTGTTTACGTAACTTTTGGTGACGGTGTTTCAGGTGTAATTCCAACCAACGCTTCTGAAATTAGAGCAACGTATACAGTTGGCGGTGGTGCTATTGGTAATATTGAGCCAGCAACTATAGACGCAATTGAATATCTTCCTGGGTTATCAGAGGGTGAAACAACTGCAGTGCAGGGCGCTATAACAGTAACAAATGAAATTGCCGCCCTTGGTGGTTCCGATCCTGAAACTAATGATCAGATTAGAGCATCAGCACCAGCCTCTCTTCGTTCTGGTAATAGAGCGGTAACATTAAAAGACTTTTCAGATCTTGCACTATCTGTTAGCGGCATTGGTAAAGCCAATGCAACCGCTGCAGTCTGGACTTCGGTCACACTCTATATAGCACCAAGTAGGTCTGCAACTGATACAGATATTGCTCCTGGTCTAGATGAGAGCGATGATCCAACTGCTGAGTTTGAAAGAATACAAGAAGATGTAGAAGAATTTTTAACCGACAAGGTACTGATAGGGACAACAGTCACGGTTCAACCTCCTACTTATACCGATTTAATTTGTACTCTTGCTTATACAAAGACCGATCAGTATACAACTGCAGAGGTAGAAGAAAATATAAAGATTGCTATCTTAACTGGCTTTGGTTATGTAAATGCAACCTTTGCAGAAACTATTTACCCAAGAGATGTAGAGTTTATGGTTCTACAAGCCCCTGGAGTAAAGACTGTAAATGTTACGGCTCTGCATGAAGACGGTGGTTCTGGAGCCAATACTATGGTGGGAGATGCTGGAGAAATTTGGCGTTTCCAAGAGGCAAATCTAAACATAGGTGTAATTTCTTGAGTAACTTACCAGGCATATACAGGGGCATTGTAAAGAACAATGTCGATCCAAAAAAACAAAACCGTTTAAAGGTATCTATTCCTCAGTTGATTGGAACTCAAGTTACAGGATGGATAGACCCTGCCGAACCCGCTGGGATACGAACAGATCCCCCTGCAGTTGGTCAGGGAGTTTGGATTTCTTTTGAAGGCGGAAACCTTGAATATCCTATTTGGTTTGGAGCATTTGGTAAAAATAAAGGTAAAAATAAAAAGATATTTATTAAACCTTTGGCTAATAAAACTTCTTTAACTGGATTATCTGCTCATGTAATAACTACTAAAAGTTCTGATGGGACTACAGAGATAGATTTGACCGCTACCTTCATGGCTTTAGCAAATAAAGTAAAGAGTTTAGAGACACGTATGACAACGGCAGAAGGAAAGATAACCACCTTAGAAGGAAAGGTTGCTACTTTAGAGTCACAGATGACAGGAAAAGCCGCCATAGGACATACCCACTAATAGTTAAGACAGTAAATAGAGGGCAAACAAGAGAAAATAGACCGTTAGGTCTGAGAGGAAATTAAGTGACAGCATCATATCCATCGTCCGTAAAGTCCTTTACAACAAAGGTTGATTTTAGCGACACCGTTCTTGCCGAGCACGTAAATAGCCTTCAAGCAGAGGTTAACGCTATTCAGAACAATCTTGGCACCTTAATTAAAACAGGCTCTGGTTGGGTTGGAGAGTTCGATCTTGTAACTACCGCTTGGAATACACTTAAAGATCGTTTGGCTAATATTGAATACGGTATAAAAGACATTTACGACGAGTATGTTTCTGATGTTGGTGGTTCAGTAATTGTCTCATCTGCCATTGGAGTAAAGAGTCTTGTTGTTAGAGCAAGATCTAGTCAGACTGCAAACTTAGTTGAGTTTCAAACTTCAGCATCTGCAGTTGTCACTAAAGTTCTTCCAGATGGAACTATACAGACACGAGGAAAAGAATTAGTACCAGTTATTTATGCAGCAACTCAACCAACTGGAGCAGACTTTGCCGTTGGAACTATTTGGGTTGACTCATCTATCGATGTAGATGCAACCTCTGTTACCACAAGCGGTGGTTCATTAAACGACACCCTAATGTTAATGGGAGGTTAGTATGGCAAAGGCTTCGTATGTATGGAGTGGAAGTGAATGGCTTCCCGTTGCTTCGGCTTTTCCTACAGCACATCAGAGGGGTATTGAAAGTAGTGCATCTACCTCTTATACCCTTGATGTAAATGATACTGGCAAGGCATTAGTATTTTCCAGCAGCAGCGCTGTAACTGTAACTATTCCAGACGAATCTACCCTTGAGTTTGTAGTTGGACAAACTTTCATCATAATTCAAAATGGAACAGGAACTGTATCTGTAACTACAGAAGATGTAGCAGACTTAAACTCATCTGTTGCAACTGGTACAGTTGATTTAAATGGCCAGTACTCGGTAGCAACTTTAATAAAAATTGATAGTGATGAATGGGTTATTTACGGCGATATAGTAAGTCCTTAAGGAGCAATAGACTGTGGCTAGATATGGTATAAATTATTACGGTGCGTCGACTTACGGTGCGTTTGTTAAACTTGCTTTTTCTGTCGAACCTATGTCTACCTTGGTTCTGGACTTTACAAAAGTCTTAGTTAAATGGCAGACCCCTCGTGGAAATTTTTCCAGAATCAGGTTACTTAGAAGTCAAGTTGGATTTCCAGAAACTGCAGAAGATGGCATTATTATTTTTGATGAGTTTGCTACAGAAGGAAATGTCTCCCGTGTAGAGTTTATTGATGGCGAAGACAATCCTTTGGATGTTCCATTAATTTCTGGAAGACAAACTTATTATCGAGTTTATTTATTTACTGATCAAAATGTT